GGATCGTTCGAACTTGATCCGGTGACATCCAGGACGCGTATTTTTCGCATCACGGCGCCCGCAGGAATCGTTTCACCGGGTGCTTCATTTGCGGCATACAGATTACGCAACGTCAGCGTGCCACCGCCCACGGCCAACACGCGATACGTTCCGCCCCCGAAAATGTAAACTCCGTCTCCGACATCAATCGCACTGTCGGTTACGTCAACAACTTCACTAGCCCCCACGCCGGGTTGAACAAAATTAGCGCCTACCGTGCCACCTGTTTCGATTGTCCATCGGGTCACTCGTGTTTGAAGATCCCCTGTCGTTGTTGATTGTCCTGCGATTACGCCACTGGAATTGATGTCCACTGCCGACCCGACAGAGCCGCCGAGCGTCAGCAGCCGCATTAACCTGCCTTCACGAAACACGGCGGGCACCGCGAGGGAAGTATCAACGCCGACGACATGTCCATTTTCGCCGAGTTTGTGCGTCGTCGTGGCCAATCCCGTATCTTGAATGCTATATTCCACAGGAGCGAAGCTGCCGGGGAATACTATCGGATCGCTCAGCTCCGTTTCACCTTCTGGAGTAATTGCTGACACGCGATAAACGCCAGGGCCAAAAGTATCCAGATCAATGAAATTGTCAGTAATACACTCAGCCACAATAACGTATTCACCAAACGGATCATCTTCATCGACTGCCTTGTAGATTGAGTAACATAAAGCGCCAGGATAGGAATCCCATGACAACCTCACGCCACCAGTGCCACCTAAAATTAACCCAGTTGGTCCGCGTCGAACCGCGAATGGCGTCAGCGTGATGCTAGGTTCGGACGTGGACGAAAATTCATTTACGCAAAAATTTGGCGACACGTAAAAAATCGGGGGGCGCCGAGCGAAGATGTATTCGAGTTTTTGGTTAGCCATACGTCAGTCGCACTTTCCCGCGCTGAGCTTGCAAGGAATCACTCGTAACAACTGCGCGTCCGCGGAACCTTCCGCAGTGCAAAACGCGACACGATCCGCGGCTTCTTGTGTAACGACGCTTTCTGCGCTGCCAACACCCACTGCCGAAAACCCGGAACGCTCTAACGTCGCAGATTGGTTTGACAAATAAACGGGCATCTCGCGGGTTTGCACGATTGCGTCGGCTTCTTCAAGGTCAGTTGAGGAAGCTCCCGCGCCATCGAACTTTACGATGTTATAAGGTAGTTCATCAGTGCAAGCGTCGCTGCCGCCCGACAAATTTTCAGCTTGCGGTTGCGCCCACGCGCGGATGTATCGAATGGTCGCAGGACCATGCCATACGACAAGTAACTGCATAGCGTCATCCCGCTCCTCTGTTACGTCACGCTCGGGCGGGCAACTGCCGGTTTCAGTATTCTGCGGTAAGTTCACCGCGTCTTCTGTTCGCGTCATGCGCGACTGGGCCTTATACGCGAAAAGTTTCGTCGTGGCCGTCATAACCCGGTCGCGCCAAATGTTGCCGCGCTGGACTTCGATCCGCTTTTTCATTACTTGCTTGAAGCCGCCGCGTAATGAACCGGCGTACCACGCGCCAATATCCAACGTTTCTTCAATGCCTGTCAGCGCGATGTCAGCGTAACGAAAAATGCTATCGGACCCGGGCGCTTTTTGTGTGTCCTGACTGATTCCAAAATAGCCCCTCGTCCAGACGGCGGATGTAATAGGACAGCCGTTATCCTTGCGCTCGGGAAGAAAAGCTTCCCACAAACGATTTTCCCCGTCAAAATCTACCGAAATGTAATACGCTCGGTCAGCGCCAGCGAACGGCCCAGTCGCCCACTCGACAGGTCGCGTACCTGTCCAGACGCTTGCCCAGCTTGGGCCGCTATCATTTTTCAACGTCTCAAATGATGAAGCATTCAGAACCCACGTATGTTGATTAAAACAGTCCGAAAAGGGCACTGAAAATACGAGATATTTTCCATACCCGGCTGCGGCGACCAGACTCAGATCGTCGGCCAGGTTTACTTTGCTGTACGCCATTTCGTTGTCACGAATCGGCAGCCGCGATAACACGTTGCTTTGCACAGCGGAATCGAACATCATTACGCCGACATTCGACATCCATACCAACTGTCCGTAGTGTGAAACAACGCTGCGTTGGCCGGTGGCGCCAACTTTCAGAATTTCCCGCTGCATATCGGTGACAGTAAGCCATTGCGACCGCTCACGTATGTTTGCTCGAATGAGCGTGGTATTTTGCTCAGTGAACGCTAGAAGTTGTGGGCTATCCGCGCCTGGCGTGACTGCGAGCGCAGTTACGTCGCCGGGGACTACGAAAGCCGCCGTGCCACCAAGATAAATCTGCTCACGAAAACTGAACGGATTGGCGATGTCGCTAGCGAAAATATGACTGCCTTGCGCAACCCAGAGACGGTCGCCCAAAAAGGCCATCGGACCGCCGATTGGCGTTTCAAATAGGTTATCGCGCACATGTCCTGACGCACTGCCGTCGTAAAATCCGGGCGCAGTACTGCCGCCGTCTTGTATAAACAAGACTTTTCGAGTCGGAATGATTTTAATCGCGGAACCAAGATCATTCGGCGTAAGGCGACGCGCAGACTGCTCCGTCAAAGCGAAAAAAAGTTGCTTTGCGTGCGGTGAGAAAAGGAGATTTTCAATCAGGCGCCATTCTGAAAATGGGTAGGTGCTAACGTAGATTTTCCCAGATATCCCAATCAATAACTGCTCTAGTCCTTGCGCGGGACGAAAGACAGCCATCCCCTGCAATTTACCGCTAGGTAGGTCGATCAGACATTTGTAGCCATACCTTGTCGAAATCAACCCGCCGTCATTTATGCAGTTTAACGACGCCCAGTAGTAGCCAGGCGGGAGCAATGCGGGGTCAGAGTCCGACTTCATTCCATTCAGAAAAATGGCGTCGAATTGTACAGATTTGGGCTGCGGCATGAATTATCCGGTTAAGACGTTTAACTTCGCGTTGGGGCCGTAGATTTCTAGTGCGGCGCTGTTGTATGCCCGGGCCGCGTCCCTTTCATTTCTAAAACACCCCAACTCCCGCACCGTACCAAGATACCGTATTCTCGCCCGCCATGTTTTATATCGTTTCTCTAGCGCGATTCCCACAAACCGAGACGCACTGCTTTTTTGTTTGACGCCTTGGTTTGCATTACTGGTCTTCGTACGAACGTCAAGCGGTTTTTCTTTTCCAAAGTTATGATTTTTTGGACCAAGCTGTGCCGCCCTAATTTTAGCTCGTGTCTCCGGCGTTTTTTCTTTGCCAATATTCGCGGCAAGCAGTTTAGCGCATCGTTCTGGTGATATTTTCTTCCCGCGCAACGGCGCAATTCTCTTTTCTATAAGTTCAGGCGACTGTTTTTTTCCGGTTTGCGAAACGCTCATTTTCATACGAGCTTCTGAAGTGAAAACATATCCGCACACTCCGTCTCCGCCATCTGTAAGATTTACCAACTGAAATCCAATTGCCTTGAACACACGAATATATTCCTGCTCAACAGCTTGCCATCCTACTTTTGGAATTTCTTCTAAAATTTCTAACTGTGGTTCTTTTCCGTTAGCTTGAAGGTTTTGAATCCAGCGATCTTTGTGTGTTATCCCACACTTAATAGCCTCGCTACAATGTTGCTCGTAACGTCGGTATGGGTCGTCGGCCTTCCCTACGTATCGAATCTTGTGTTGATTCGGATACGGCTCACAGAGCGCGTAAATAAATGTCGTTTCAGATTTCATGTCGCTCAACCGTAGCACACATCGCAGCTCTTGTCAACGGATGTCTAGATCGTCACGAGCGTTCAGCCCGTTGAGATCGACAACCTGCGCAGGCATAAACGTAGGCGGCTCCAACTTCATCTGAACCTCAAGTTCCATGCGCGCAGCCGTGGCCTCATACCCGGTTGCGTCCCCTAGCATCCCGTCGTTGTAAGCCTTTACCGCCCGGATAGCACAAATCAGCCCAATGCGCGAGTGTAACGGCACGTGGTCAAACCGTGACGTAATACTCCGATTACTTTTTCGGTATTGAATTCGAATCCAACCGCAGTTGCGGTGGAGTTTGATCCGACGATACTGGGGAGTCGTCTCGTCCGGTTCGTAAACTCCCAACAAGACGCCAGTCGTTCCGCTATCGTCTATTGTGCTAAGCCGAACCG